TTACGAACGAGTAATGCCATTGAAAAACTACCTCTAGGGGTCTAGTTGAACTAAGAACTATTGTTATTTATAATTTTAATTTTAGAGAGATTAGTAACCTTCTAATATTATTCACACTGATTACATCAAATCGGAGAATATCTCCAGCTGTAATCGTTGTTGTCCAATTATTTAGGACATCATCAAAGTATTTATTAGAATTCGTTAGTTGAACTCTCTGCCCAGCAGTTATGCTGTTAAATGCAGGGTAATCTGCAAATGAAGCCTTACCAATATCAAGAACTATATCACCTGTTTGATCTGCTAAAACTCTAATATTTTCAATGACTCCAGTAACATCAATAGTCAATTTACCTTTGTCGCCAAGTTGCATTGGAAGACTACCACTATCTATAACGTAATTGACTGTTCTTGTTAAATCTGCAGCCGCAGCAAGAGCAATAATCACTATGTCATCACTTATTGCTGGGGGAGTTGTAAAAACAACTTGATCACCAGAAATATTATAATCATTCGATGGATCTAAGAATAGACCATTTTTAGTGACAATAAGTTGTTGATTATTATTAGGAGTATAGGGAGCTCCCTGATCAGTTAATGAAAACGTAGTCTCAGTACCATCTTGTGCTGGACTTTTTCCAATTATGATATTACCATACTGGATCGACTTTGAGGGAATCTCATAGTCTACACCGACATTGTACTTGCCAGGTTCGTTTAACGTTACTAGATAATCTGCCATTACGTTACGCCTGGAATTACTAATACATTTCCCTGTATAGGCCTAGTTTTATACGCATTAGGCGAAGTCAAAACTAGATCATACACATACCTTCCACCTTCTATGGTAGCTGTTGTTGTGCTAGCCAGTGCAACTTTTATCTGTCCATTCACTCTGTTGGGGAAAGATACGATAAAAGAATTGTATTTCGTGGCAGCAGGGTGTTTCCTTATCTTAGCTTCTCCAGTGTAGCCAGTTAAATTTAAAGAACTTGCATCTTCATTTCTGACAGTGAAAGTTGCTTCAAAGTCTACACCCTGATCTAAAACTAAATTAATGTTTCTTGCTGTCATCTGTCAAGAGGAGGGTTTTAGTTATTTATCTAATTTACTTAAAATTAGTTTCATCATATCTTTTAGTTCACCTACATCATCTTTCAGTTTATCCATTTCTTCTTGCTCATTCATCTTCTGTTGTTTCAACTTTAGATAATTATTGTACTCAGAATCAGAACAATTCAATATTGCTCCTGATTCCTCATCTCTGTAAAGAGATCCACTATCTTTTACTTTAACCTTTTTCATTAGATAGATGCAATAGCTCTTAGATCACGAATCTTAGGAACGTAAGCAAAGTTAGTTCCTGACATGACAATTTTTATTTGGAATCCATTGAACTGTGGAAGATTAGAAGCGTTAAACTCATACTCTTTAAAATCACTTTCAGTTGAAGATGATAGGACTCTTCTGTCTGGTCTACCATTATTCTTTGCTGGATCTATGACTCTACCCTCAGAATCTAGGTTATCAAAGCCAGGGAATAGTTCAAACAATTGATACTGTGGTGGAGCATCGATTCTGAATATTCTGTACATAACTCTAATATCATTAGTAGAGTGTCTGTAAGCATCAAACATGACTTTCAAACCATCAGCAGCTTTCTCAAGACTAACAACTTTAGATAAGTAAACTGCAGCACTAGGATCTTGGTCAATAGAATTAACTCTTCTATCTGTTGCATAATCTGATATCTTAGAGTTGATTCTATCCATGACAGTAATCATATTGACTCTATCCAAATCAATCATAGGACTTACTTTAGAATCTTCAGTCTTTAAGAACGTTTGAAGAGTAAATGATTTTCTACCTTCAAAGTCAACTAACTTATCTAACTCATTTTGTTTAGAAGCAATGATTCTTGGAGTGCTTAGATAGTTGTTACTATTAAGAGAAACTTCCTCATATCCTTGATCTACAAATGCCTGCAAATTGCCATCTGGACTATTACCACTAAATGTCCTAATTCTTGCACCTATCTGTGTTCCTTCTGGAAGTAAGGTAGCAACGTTAGGTCTAACAATATTGAATGGAATATTCTGTGTTGCCATTGGCCCATATGGTACACCAACTTGAACATATTGTTGATCGTAACTTCCACCAGATTTAGTTTCATTGAAGAATATTTCTGGGAATCCACTTGCATTTCCAGTTCCTCTATCTACTCCACGACTTGATACACCAACCTTAACCCAGTAATGGTCAACATCTATTGGGTATTGTGATAGATTACTATCTAAGAATTTGTGTGAAGCATTAATTCTTCTAAGAGACATGCCATTCAATTCATATTTGAATACTTTGTCGTTAATATTGTAATCACCAGCCTTCGTATCATCCATAGATCTGGTAATGTTGTTCAAGGTTGAAGTTGTAGTTGTTACGCCAGTGTATTTGATAATTTCATTTCCAATCTTAACATAGCCAGGATTGGAGTTATTAACTTCAACATTTTCAAAAGAAGTAAAGATTCCAATAGATGTTACTGTAATATCTTCTGTACTGGATGAATCTATTGTAGATGTGATCTTCTCTGGTTTGATATCGGACTCAACTCCAGAAAGTGTAACCATATCTGACTGAGAGTACATACCATGATTAGAATGTCTTACACGGAAATGTAATCCATCAGCGATGTTATTGATAAAGTTAATAGCACCACCATTAACAACACTTGTTCCGCCTCCACCGACATATACAATGGAAGATGAGGAATCAACTTTAGGAACGCCTTGAATATTATCAATAACTAAAGTATTGAAGGCACTGATGACACCAACATTATTTGGAATTGATAGTAGTAAATCCTTACCAAATCCACCTGTGTTAGATGCGTCAACAGTCAATACATCACCAGCTGCATATCCAGTTCCACCTATCGCTACAGTTGCAGCGGTAGCCACTCTGTTTGAAACAGTCAAATTGACTGTTGCACCTGATCCTCTACCAAATTGTGATACGAGTGGTACACCAGAATAAACAACAGATGTAGCAGCAAAACCACTACCAGCACTTGTAATTGTTAGATCACTACCAACACCAATAGCACCTAGAACCTTAGTTAGATTTGCACTAAAGTTTGGATTTGCTTGTTGATATATTGTAGTTCCTTCTGTCAATCCAGCTTGTTCTGCTGATGTCAAACTCTTTCCTAATCCAATAACAGCACTCTTTGCAAGCATGTCTATTGGGTTAGGTGCAAGAGAAACAATCTGTCTATTTCCAATATCAAGATCTGGATTATAGAAGTTGACTCTACCTTCTGACTGTGTGAAGTTTGCTCTGTACATATTGAACTTCAAGTCTTCCAACTGGCTAGGATCCCATGTAGCACCGTTCTGTGATTTGAATAGTGAACCAAGTAAAGGTTGTTGAGATACAATTATCTTCTCAGAATCTGCCGCATTTACTGTAGTAATATCTTCCTCACCCATCCTAGAGATGTAAACAAAGTATTCGTTAGATGCAGATAAAAGAACTAAGGCAAACTCTCCTCCACCCTCACAATAAACAGGTGCAGGGAAAGTAAATGTTGTTGCTGCAGATCCATCTTCCGATACAACAACTTCATCTGGGTCAAGAATACATTCACCGAATGGCAAAATTTCTTGAGTTGGTAAACCAATCTTCAATGTTCTTATTTGTAAAGTAACTGGTAATTGATTTGTATCTTTTGCTTGGAAGTAAACATCACACTTGGTAATGAATACACCATTGATATCAGGAACTTCAAATGATTGTGCAAGAGGGTCAACCCATCTTGTTTGAGTCGTAGATCTATTTGTAAATGTTTGATCTACTGTTAATCTCGTATCGGTATCTGTAAGAGTTCTATCAGCAGACTGAGGTATTCTTTGTACATCAGCATTTCTCATTCTCAATGTAGATGCCTCTACAGTCTGTAATGTACCAGAAGCTGTAAAGTTTGCCTCACCTGAACTATCAGTGAATCCTGAAATAGTTGCGTTGACAGAACTAGATGATAATGTAAATGTCTTAGTACCTGTGCTAAATGTAGGTGCAGATGGAACAGTAGGATCAGGTAAGAATAGTGATCCAATGAGTGTTCCTGATTTATCTGTAATTAATCTAATTGCAGTTACAGTTGCGATAGCACCACTAGACTGACCAATCAACTTCATACCAGTGGTAATATATCCATAGAAACCAGAAGCAGACTGCAACTCTAATGAAGCTGTATCAACGTTTAGAATTGTAGTGGTTGATGAGTATGTCGATGAGATAGTTGATGCTGGATCATATGGATTCTGTTTATAAACCTGACTAGGATTATTATATGGCCCATATTTGTGATTCTGATTTGCCAATCTAAATCTGATAGCATCATTATTTGAATTAGGACGACTTCCTTCTACAATTTCACCAGCACCAAATGTACCAGATACCATTGTAATTTCAACAAGTTTTGGTACAACATACTTCGACATGTCAATACTATCGAAGAATGGATACAATCTTGTGTTTGGCTTAAGTCTTCTAGTAACAAATTCAATGTTTCTAGATCTCATTGTAGCGATAACTTCTGTGTTTACAACTTTGTCGCCTAGACTTGTAGTATCAAATCTTTCACCAACACGGAATTGAATACCCTGTCTTGTCTGGTTTGTAGTGGTTACAGTTGTCTGCTCTCTAAAATCAGTCTTTGTATCAAGGAAATTCTTAGTTGTAGTAATAGGAATACCTCTACCACAAACATACTTACCTCTTACAGAAGAACTACTTGTAAGTTTTGTTTTAGTATCACTATAGATTGTAGGGCCAAATGTTGAACTTTGTCCTGTCCAAGTTGTTTCCCATGCTCCCCAATCAATAGGTGAAAGACCAGTGTTACTGTCTGCACCAGTGATTCCCATTGTAGAGTTGAAACTACCTTCAATGTCATATGTTGCGGAAGTTCTTCTAGTCTCAATCCATGTATCAGTTGCTGGATTCAATTCAACTTGACCAATCCAGTTAACAACAGCGAATGGGTTTACGTTTACAATGCGAGTGGCAAATTTGTTTTCTAAGTAAACTGTGTCGGTATAATTTAAACATACAACATCACCAATTCTCTTGACATTTGTGTCACCCAAATCTTCTGCATATCTGAAATCAGCAGATGGATTTGAAGACGTTGCAGCACCAACTATAGCCTCTGATCCAAGTAATAGATCAATAGAAGTTGTATAGTGTTGTGGTCTTAATCTACCATCGACTGCATCAATAGATGCTTTGTAATTTCTACTGGTTACATCACCGCCAGTTACAGATTTAAAGTTATCAACAAAGAAACCTGATTTGAATCTATCAAGATTAGTTTGTGGATCTTTGAGGGACATTGAACCTGTTTCTACCTCAAGTAGAGACAATGAAGTATAGTATTCAACGTTCTTTAATCTATTTTCAAGTTGGTTGATATCTTTCATTCGATATCTCTTATATTTTGCCAAAGTCAAATTAGCTTCTCTGGTATCATAGAGATATGGTGGGAGTTGAATCGTAGCAACTTCTAATGCATTATCAATTGTGTTTGGAAGCTTAGGTAGGTCTGATGGTACACCTTGAGATAGAGTAAAGATACCCTCTTTACTTAAAAATAGTTTATCAATTCTTCCAAGATAATAATCATATGATAAATTAAATGATTTATCTTTTGCAACAATGTGAGATGAGGATGATGAGCCAGGAACAAATTGTCTAGCACTAAATTCCCAAGGAGCTCTACCAGCAACTGTTGATGTAACTCTTGGTCTTAGATCAATAATATCCGAAGCATATCTTCCTCCTACAATAGGTAAAGAATCGGAATATAGAGAGGCATCATATGAGTTTACAGTTACAAAATCGCCTGGATCTGATGCATCAATAACATAGTTATTATAAACCACTGTCAATCTTCTAGTAGGAGCCTCTGATCCTTGTTTTCTTTCAAGAGCAGAAAAATCAACGTAGTCTAATCTTTGGCCAGGATCGAATGTAAAGTTATTTCTAATATCTCTATCGCCAGGAACAAATGTTTGAACTATACCTTGAACATTTGTCTCCTCAAAAGTAACTTCTTCCCCAACTTCAAATGTATTCTCATTTTGATACACGAAATCTACTTCATTTGTACCATTTGTAGAAACAAATATTGCAGATGCACCAGAAGTTTTACCAATAATGGCCTCACCCTGTAAAGCATTCAAAATATTTGTGTTTAGATTAGTAAGTTCAAGAACTGGGAACTGTGGATCTGATGTAGTAGATGATTCTAATACAGCAAGAACGTATGCAACATCACATACACCTAAAGATAATCTTCTATCTTGAACTCTATCACCATAGTTTGTATTGTAAGTAAGTCCATCATTTAACTTCATTAATCCAGTGCCTGACTGGGTTTTTGCGGACTTATTAATTGTATAAGTTGTCGCTCTCTTGAATACTTTAGATTTTGGTTTTACATTTACTTTCTTCCAAGTTACTGTCAATACAGCAGCACCAGAAGCAGTATCTAATCCAGATAAAGTAACAGTTCTACCACTGACTGTAAGTTTTTGATTAGTAAGTGGCTCTACTACACCAGTAGTCTTGAATGTTAAATTATAATCTTCTTCATCAAATGGTTCTAGTGTAAGGTCAGCATCAGTCTCTAGTGTTCCACTAAAGGCATTACTTGCAACAGTTACGTTGTAAGATTTTTTGATAATAAGATCAGCACCATTTGTATCTACACTTGCAACGTTATTCTTTGTTAAATCACTGAATAAGAATGCCTTAGAATTATTTTTAACTTCTAAAGTTACTTTGAATAGATCATTTACTGTTGTATCAGCAGATGGTAAAGCACCAGAACATACATTAGTTACATCAGAGATTGCTTCAAGAGA